CTCATTAACTGCACCTGTATATCCTAGATCAGTATCGTATTCTTTAGCATTTAATGAGGTATCATCTTCAGCAGCAATGTCTTCTTTTCTTACTGCGATACCGATGTTGACTATCTCACCAACTCTACCTCTATTGTCTGTTATCATGTCTCCTAATTTAATTTGCATAGTGTCTCCTTTAGTTTAAGTTGTAAATATAATTTGGGTTAAGTTTTTTAGTTTTGTAATTCTTTGTAAAGTCAGGATCAAAATCTTTTCTGAAACCTTGTCTACCATTAAACAATTGACCATAGTCGTTGAATAGATTGTCATCACCTGCAGCCGTTTCTGGACCGAATACATCTGCATATGTTTGATAGTACTCGTCTGGATATACTATCTCAATGCCAGTAGCACCTGTGAAATTAGTAGCGTCTTCTCTATACGTCTTGTTCGCATAGGCTTTGAATTTAAGTAATTGTTTTCTATAGTATTTGATTTTCTCTATAGGTACATTTCTGTAGATAGTAGCTGAAGACCAGAACGTATCATATTCTGATTCTGGATCAACGTATTCTCTTTTGTAGATAATATTAAAACTTTTAAACCATTCTTTTGTCATATATACACATAATATATCAGAAAATTACGGAATTGTCAAGCGTTAAAAACGTTGATTTTACTAGGTTTTTAGGAATAATTATGAGAACAAAACGAGAACATCTATGATTCGTACCCATATTTTGCGATATAATATGAATCTACTATGTCGGTTACTGGATTATTGAGTTTTGTTTGTTCAAATTCTTTGACTAAATCAACACCAGTATCTTTTGTAAACTGCTCGTACATCTTTAGCTTATCTGCGTTACCCTTGCCAGTAGCATTCTTCTTTATCTGACCTGGTACTATAGACTTGAATCTTTTATTGAGTATATAAAGTTTATGTTTGAGAGCACCCATATTCTCTGCTAGGTTGAATACAAGTCCTTTACTACCAAATGAGTATCCTTCTATAAAAATATTACCAATAGCAGTATCAATAACAGAAAGCGCCCACTCGGAAATCTGGTCGTGTCGTTGTTGTTCGGAGGTATAGGGTAGATGTAATCTGCCATTTATTTTACCATTACAATAATTGCCTTCATATTTTTTCACATTGGTAAGATAGTATATCTTACAGTTATCTAATTTAAACTCACCTCTACATACACATATAGCAGGACTGCTTAAACTGTAATCAATTCCAATTGTCTTGTTCTTCTTCATTTTCAAATATCGCATCCTCTTCTTCAATAGAAGTATCAGCACCACAGAAAGGACAAGTAGTAGGTTCAGCGTCTTCGTCTGACCATTTTACCCAATAAGATACATCACAATTGTTGCAACTTATTTGTACTTTGTTTGTGTTCTCGTCTTCAGCCATTTATATCCACTTTATTATTTCTTCTGGTTCTGGTTTCTTATCGTCTTTCTTTTCAAGTTCGGTCATACTTTCTCTACGATATTGTTTTGCTTTACCTATACTACCTAACAATAGAACAGGATATTTTACCCAAGGTAAATCTGCCCATGTATTTTTAGGATTTTTTGCAAAAAAGGGTTGATACGGAAAACATCCTATTGTAGATGTATTTAGACCTTTCTCTAATGCAAAGGCTGATAAATTAGCCATCCACATTCCTATTTCTACGGTTGTAGTTCTCATCATTGAGTCTATCTCATGTTCGTGCATTTGTTCGTAGTAGTCACCTTCCTGTATGCTCTTTCTGTAAAAATCATTTGCCTCACATAATCTTTGTGTAAACACTAATAGGTAAGGTGCTGTACTTAAATGATCAAAGTATTTGTTGTATCCTTCTTCTTTGTGATCTTCAATATTATGCTCATTTATTTCTTTTTTATTCTGTTGACTTTTCTTCCATATAGAGTGTTTTTCTTTTACCTTATCAGGACCTAATACATTACAATGGTACGGCATAAAATTGTTTTTAGATGGTGTAACTTTCCATGCTTTCCATAATAAGTCTTCAATCAATTGTTTTTCAGGTATGTCCTCTGTATCGTAGGCCATAACATGTTGTCTTTTATTCAACAAATGTAAAATTGGTGGTTGATTCATTATAGTTTAAATGTTTTAAATTGATCTTTCTTAACATCTTGTTTAAGCCCACCAATAACATAACTTTCTATTTCAGTTTCTTGTGGTGCGTTTTGTAGTGAGTGACTATTAAACCAATGTTGTGTCCAAGGTAATGGATTGTTTGCACTTGATTGTTCATATTTTTGCTCTAATCCTATTACTCTCATTCTTCTATTTGCTATATATTCAACATATTGATGTAGTAATTTTTCTGATAGTCCTATCATAGAACCTTTTTGAAATAGATAAGTTGCCCAATCTTTCTCTTGTTGTACTGCGTCATCATATATTTTATAGCATTCTTTTTGTGTATCTTTAATAACTTTATTCATTACCTTATCATTCTCTTTTGTAAGATATGCTTTGATAATCTGTTGACTCATTGCAAGGTGTTGACTTTCATCTCTAGCAATAAGAGATAATATCTTAGCACTACCTTCCATAAGTTTTAATTCGCCAAATGCAAACGAACAAGCAAATGATACATAGAATCTTAAACCCTCTAATACGTTTACAGTTACTAACGCAAGCCATAATGCTTTCTTTAGTTCGTAAATGTCAACTGATTTAGGATCATTATGCCATTTGTAACCTAATGCAATTAGTTTGTCGTATGCTTCTGTAACTGCTTTTGATCTTTCTTGTATCTTCTTATCTTCAATAATAGTATCAAATATATCACTAGGGTCTGAATATAAGTTTTTAATTATGTATGTGTAACTTCTACTATGAATTGTTTCCATAAAGTCCCATGCAACTATGGCACCTTCTAATTCAGGATTAGTTACAAATGGTAGAAATGCTAAACATGGACCTCTACCTTGTACACTATCTAACATAGTTTGATATTTTAGATTAGATGTAAAGATAAACTTTTGTGATTCTGATAGTTGAGCATAGTCGTTTCTATCTTTTTGTAAAGATACTTCTTCAGGTCGCCAAAAGAAACCTAGTTGTTGTTGAGCCAATCTATCAAATATAGGATACTTAAATGTATCATATCTTTGTACAGCAAGGTCTTCACCAAAAAACAATGGTTGTTTTGTAGCGTCTAAATTTTTGTTCTTATTAAAAACTGTTTTCATTAATCTTTTCCCTCTATGCTTGTGCCCTTAAATGGGTCGTCTTTTATCGAATCATAAAATTTAAATATAGTTTCTAAAGGTGGCGCTGTATTCAATTCAAGTTCTTCTTTATCTTTACATTGATACTCGTATTTTGTTGCCTTACCTATAGTTTGTATCAAAGTAGGATAAAACTTTAAGAAAGGATAATCTCGCCATTTCTCTCTTGTCTTTGGGAAACAAACACAATAACCAGAATCCCAACCTCCTCGTAACGCAAATCCCATTATCATTTTTGCTAACATACCTATTTCTAATGCACCAGACTCTCTATTGTTTTTATTCATAAAATCATAATCAGCAAACTCCCAATGACTCTTGCCTGTTACATCTTTGTGAAACCCATTAGGTTCTGTAACTCTTGGTGTTGCAATCAATATCCACGGTGCCGTATTAATATGTAACATACCCATACTTTTTATTTGTATGGCATTATCACCATAATTATCATCATCAATTTTTTGTTTATGTCCTTCACATATCTTCCATAATTCATTACTACGTTTCTTATCAGGTCCTAAAACATGTATTTCATAAGCAAATGCTTTTCTAAATGATGTAACTAAAGGATATGCTTGTGTAACTATATCTCTTATATCATTTTCAGTAGGAATAATCTTATCACTATAGATATTAGGATGTTTTCTTTTACCGAATATATCTTTTAATTCACTCATTATATAGCACACGAATCACAATTTTCTGGATCGTCCTCTTTATTTGTTTCAGGTACATTATCTTGCCAACCGATAGGATGACTAGGTTCGTCTTCGTCTTTTTTACTATCATATGTGTTTTGATAATATGAAGTCTTCCAACCTAATTTATATGTTGTCAATAAATCTTGTGCCATTACTGATACTGGTACTTGACCATCAGTATAATTTTCAGGATTGTATGACCAGTTACCACTTATTGCCTGATCAAAATACTTTTGCATTACTGCAACGATATTTATATATCCTTCGTTCCCTTTCATGTCCCAAAGTAGTGTATAAAAGTTTTTTAATTTATTATACTCTGGTACTATCTGTTTTAATGGGCCTTTTTTAGACTTTTTAACAGACAAATAATCTCTTGGTGGTTCAATACCATTTGTCGCATTTGAAACTACACTAGAAGATTCACTAGGCATTTGTGCTGACAATGTACTATGTCTTAAACCATGTTCTTTAATTTCTTTTCTTAACCATTCCCAATCATAAGTTAGTTCTCTTTTAACTAACTCGTCAACATCTTTCTTATATGTATCAATGGGTAATATACCATCTGCATATTTTGTAGATTTAAATGCTGAACAAGGACCTTTTTCTTTTGCAAGTTCATTACTTGCCTTTAATAGATAATATTGAAATGCTTCTGTTAGTTTATCTACTTGTCGCCATGCAAGTTTCTGCTCGTACTTGTAACCTTTCTTTGCAAGGTAGTGAGCAAGACCAATGTAACCAATACCTAAACTTCTACGTGCCTTTGTAGATTTTTCAGCAGCGTCAATAGGATACTTTTGATGATCTATTATTTCATCTAAAGCTCTTACTGCTAAATCACACAATGGTTGTAGTTCATCACGTTTGTTTATTTTACCCACATTGATGGCAGATAAGATACATAAAGCAATCTCACCTTCACCATCAATATGTTGTATTGGAGTGGTTGGTAAAGTTATTTCCTGACATAGATTTGACATGTAAACTCTATCTTTGAAGGATGAGTGAGTATTACAATGGTCAATATTCATAATATAGATACGGCCTGTTTCAGCACGTTCTTTCAATATATCAAAAAATAATTCTTGTGCGTTTATCTTTGTTTTAGATACGCTAGTTTTTCTTTCTGCTTTGATATATAAATCATCAAAGTCAGGTGTACCCCATGCGTCATATAACTCTGGTACTTCATGTGGTGAAAACAAAGTTATATCTTCGCTGTTGATAAACCTTTCATAAAATAGTTTAGATAGTTGTATTGAGTAGTCTAGTTTTCTAACTCTATTATCTTCACTACCTTTATTGTTTTTAAGAACAATAATGTCACCTATTTCTTGGTGCCAAATTGGGAAGTGTACTGTTGCTGATCCGCCTCGTACTCCGTTTTGAGTACAGCACTTAACAGTTGCCTCAAATTTTTTGAGAAAAGGTATAACACCCGTATGTTGTACCTCACCGCCTCTAATACGTGAGTTGATACCTCGGATTCTTCCTGCGTTAATTCCGATGCCAGCCCTTTGGGCAACATAACGGCCAACAGCCATGTCGCTACTAAAGATACTAGGTAAAGTATCGTCAATGTCAACAAGGACACAAGAAGCATACTGCTTAAGAGGGGTACGGACACCAGCCATAACAGGCGTTGGGATATTAATTTTAAAAGTTGATATAGCGTCATAATATTTTTTAACATATGACATTCTCCTTTCTTTTGGATATTTTGCAAATAGTGTAGCTGCAATCATCATGTACATAAACTGTGGTGTTTCGTATACCACGTTTGTACTTCTATCTTGTACAAGATACTTATCTATTACTTGTCTTAAACCTGCATAGGTAAAGTCATAATCTCTATTGTGATTTAACCAGTTCTCCATTCTATCAAAATCTTTTCTTTGATAGTTTGTAAATATTTCTTTGTCGTATAATTCTAAATCAACAACTTTTTTTACATGGTCATAAAAGTGTGGGTGATCCCATAACTTACCAATAACTTGTTTTCTCAAACTGTATAATAGTAATCTGGATGCTACGTATGTGTAATTAGGGTAATTTAAATCTATTAGGTCAGCAGCTGACTTAACTAGTATCTGTTGAATATCATCTGTAGTTATACCATCATAGAATTGTAAACCACTTTTCATTTCTACTTGTGATGATGAAACACCTGTGATGTCCTCACAAGCATACTCAACCATTTCATGTATCTTTTCAATGTTAAGAGGTTCTGTTCCTCTATTGTTTCTTTTTTTGACGTTTATAGACTCGTTACCTGTGACCATTATTCCCCCTTAACAACGTTTGTATGAATTTAATTTTGTGATTGCTGAC